AATTTTCGTTGATTATATCCATGTATCTCCGCATACGCTTTGACTCCGGATTAGCAACTATGCGATTAGTCTTAGAATCGATACGTTCAACAACGTAGTCTCTGCCAGGTTTTATATGTTCTTCACGTATTGCATTTTCTAATGCCTCGGCATCATGCATTGTCTTGTCATTTATTTTTCCACCTTTAGGATTAACTATGGAGTTGTGAACTGCACGCTCAGCAACATCTAACGCTCTTGTCCATTCGTCACTGACCATTCTATCAGCACGCTCATTTTTGTTTCGGTTCATGCGAGCATTTTCAACTGCTTTGAAACGCTTATTGAGTTTTTCGTTTCGATGCTGTTCTGCCATAACCTTCTTGGCATTTTCTTTCACCTTCTGCTTGTAATCCTTATAACCCGCTCTCATTTCACGCATTTCCTGCTTAGCTATCTTAGCCTGCTTTTTAGCTATCTTAGCCTGCTTTCTGGACTGGTGCGGATTATTCTGGATTTCCCTAGCCATTGATTTAGCGAGTCTATATTGTTTCTTTGCTCGCTTGTACTTTGCGCGGTATCCAGCAGTTTCTCTACGGACCTGTCGGTGAACACCCCACTTCATACCGAGTACGCCGTAGTGGCATATTGCATCTTCGTCAGGTGACACGCCAACATAGTATTGTGCTATCATTTAAATCCCACCTTTGCAAGCATATATCCAACAACCCCAGCAACAACGACACTGATTATTGTCTTGACTAAATCATTCCATCGTTCCGCGGGTTTATTGGTTAAACTTTTTACATCTGCTTTTATCTCTTTCAAAGCAGATTCCACATTTTCTTCTCGTATCGCTAACTGCTTAAGCGACACTGATAGATCATCAATTGACGACTGCCGATCACGTAATTCGTCTATTCTTCTAAACGCCATAGTCATATCAGCCTCGAGTTTTGTCAGTCTGTGTTCAAAGTTATTGTCATCCATAATTAGCCTCCTGCGTTATGTATAACACCTGTAACATACGCTGTGTTATTTTTTATTTCAATAACAACTCTATCGTCGTCATTGACATCGACTACAGGAATGACGGGGGTACGAATATCTGCCCCGTCGAATGTAGCCGTTTCGTCTTCGCTATGATAAGTGCCGTAATGAGTAGCTTCTCTTTTCTCTTCAGGAATATACACTACTGCGTTGACGAAAGCGTCAAGAATCTTATTAGCCAGCATTCGTACCACCTCGTTTCCATAGTTTCTTAGTATAGACTGCAGTTTCATCAACCTGACAGCCTGGTTCGCACTTGATCTTCTGCGATGTAACTATTGCTTTAACGTTAGTAAAGCCAGCTTTCTCGTAGTTAATCAGTACGCAATCCCCCACTTTAACATCACAGTATCCATGCGAATATGTGATTGTTTTCTGCACCGTAGAAAGCTTCTCAAGGAGTGTCTCAGCCTGAGCTGTCACATATTCCTCTATAGCTTCTGGTGTAACCTCCACGTCTGCTGGAATAGAGATATTGTTGATTGAATATCTTCTCCAGATCTCTCGTTTACGATTAACTGTTGACACAACAGACGCCTCGTCATCATTACGAGCAATTGCTCTAACAGCAGTGTACGCTGAATTACCCACAAATATCAATTCTATTACGTTAGGGATCTCGAACAGATCATCAGACATATCGAGATCAGGAAGTAATATTGATGAATTGTCATCTGTGTAAATGAACTTAGGCTGCATTGTATCTGCTGTTGGTGAGTTTCTAAGGCATATTTTACCCCATTCGTCTACTATTATCATATATTTGTTCTTTTCACTAGCTGTCAATAAGTTATTAACTATCTGCAGCCAGTTATCGCTAGGCTGTGCCACAAAATTATTGAGTAATGGTTCGTCAATAACTACGCCATTAAGAAGCTTGCACCTTGTATTATTTTCAATGATTGATGTTATCTCAGCTGAAATATTAGGTGCGTTCTCGAGTCCTCGTATACGTCCATTCACAAAATATCCAATAGGAGCTAGCTTTTCTTTTAGCTCTACGAGTGGCGTATAACCAGTCATTGAATAATTGTGACATATGCCATTGTAGCTGTCCTGAGACGTCATGTAAAGGTAAGTTCCTAAACATATACGTTTCTCGAAACCGCCCTGTCGGCATACCATGTATGTTCGTATGTAGTTCTCAGGAATGAGTTCTGTGGTTGTTATTGTCGAACTACCTCGTGTCTCAGAGGTCATATCGTGATTGCAATTTGACGATTTGACCGTCTCGATGCGTTCGACGTCACGCCAGTTCTTCGGGTCAACAGTGTAATACTCGAACGTCTGCTGCATTGACTTAGACCAGTCGATGTCTGGAATATCAATACTCTGAACAAGGTTCGGTATAGATACTTTACCCGGCCATGGTCGATACGGTACGTAACCACTGTTCTGTAACCACCAGTCTGGTGTGGCTGGACGGAATGGTTCGTACAGTGGCGGGAAGTCTCCCCTGAACGGGACGTCACCTGCCGATGCCCAGATATCATCGAGGTTGATCGGCTCGTATAGATCTGGGAAATCAAGACGATATGGTTCAGAAACCGTCTGAAGACCTGCAAATATTTCGTATTGGTCGTTATAAACCCGTGATGACGATGGCGCGCTTGTATTTGAGAAATACGTATGTTTACCGTCATGCCATATTCTGTCAGCCATTACACCCGAATATTGACCTTGTAAGAAGTCAATGTCCCATATATGCTCTTCCCACGCTCCAGTACCAGGATTAAGAACATACTCCTGATGCTTTCCAGGATAGCTGTTATCCTCGTAGGTGTAGTATACATTCTTACCGTCTGTCCATATAGGAGCACCGTACTCTGGTTCAAAACCGACCCATGTTTTCTCAGACCAAGTTAGTGTACTATAATCGAGCTCCCATGTTTGACTGCTTACTAGGTGGTATCCGCTATCGTAGGTTGAGTCGGTGTAATATGTGTGACCATAAGCGGACCAAATGTTATATGGACCTGATAAGTTGCTAGCCGGTTGGTTTATGAACGTAATCGTTTCCCATTGCTTGGTGGTTTTATTGTACTTGTAGTTGTGATTGGTTTTTGTATGATACAAATCACCAGACGGTGATCTCCATACACCGTTTCCATAAAGATTACCAGCGCCGACATCCCATGACTTAGGACTCCACACAAGTGTTGATCTGTCAAGTACAAATGACCACTGCGGTAAACCATTAGAATAATACGCTGTGTCACCGTCAGTCCATATATTCTGAGCGTCAAGTGATCTGCCGAAATCATTATAATTGCTATATCGTGTGTCTGAGCAAGTAAAGTAAATACGCTCCCAAGTATTTGTTGCTCGGTTGAGTCTATACGTACCTTTATCGCCGTATACATTTCCTTTATCAACCCAGTACACATCAGTACCGTCAGTGAATACCTTGGTTCCAAAGTCAGGTGCTGGACCGTTCCAAGTTTTCTCAACGTATCCCTCGTTATCTTCACAATCAGCAACCCATACGTCGCCCATGTCTACTGGTTCGTAAAGTTTCGCTGACTTCGGCCTGAACGGGACGTCATTCGCTGAGAACCATGCGTCTACCGTAACCGGATTATACAGTTTTGGATAACGTGATCTGTATGGCACCGAATGGTTTTTGCTACCCCATATGCTTGCTGGAAAGTCGTCGATTTTTAGCAATTCTGGGAATAGCGTCTTATACGGTAAATCACCGTCGCGAATCAGCCACATTATCGATGGCGAATCGTCAATTCTGTACATGCTAGGAAATAACGATTGATACGGAAGATCCCCGTCAACAATCTTCCAAAACAAACTAGGATAGTCGTTTATTTTTGTAAGTTCTGGAAATTCGTACATAAATGGTAAATCATCGTCAATGACCCAACCCATTTATCAGTCACCTACTTCCACCACAACAAATCCCTTGCTGTTAATATAGGATCCATCTCTTATTTGTTCTGTTGTCATGAACTGCCAACTAGTATTTGCTGAGTCACAAATTTTGTCTTTGTTAATTATACAGGTGTTTGTACCCGCGTTAAATCCATATATCATCGGGTTTGGAGCATAATTATACTGCGCGCCTTCTCTATACCAATCGGTGTTGTCTATTTCAATAACACAATTTGAAAAATTGTTATTAAAGGTGGTTCTAGTATTGTTATTGTGTCCATAAAAACCAGCGCTACCAGATATTGTACCACGTATTCGACAGTAATCAAATGAACATCCACCATCTGGATAATTATAATTTACTTCTTTAACATCAAACCATACGTCTGACTGTTTACACGTACAACTGTCGAACAGGCCTCGTGTAAGTTTATAAGTTAGTAAATATATTGCGCATGCCGTTATATCAACACCAACGAAAGGCGACGCTGCTTCACCAGTTGCGTTTATACTAAAGCTTATTCCGTTCAGACTACAGTCGATATAAGTTCCGTTATACATTTCTGCATCTATCACAGCGTTTGCGCCATTCGTGAATACGTTAAGGATCTTTCCGTTTTTTATGCCTGAACCAGTGCCAGCGTATTCCTTAAGCTGAAACATTTTATTTCCGGATTTAAGCGCTACATTTTTTATTGTATGTCCATCTAGATCTAGAATCATGGTCATACCGCTGTAAGTTCCGTCTCCCAATTGTACTGTTTCCCACTGGAATTCAGAACCATAATCGTTACAATTGATGTCGTTGCAAAGCTTTGCATATTTCATCTCATGGCCTGTATAAATGTTTTTTAACTCGTGTAGCTCAGTATAATCGTGAACTAAGTATGGATCCGCTTCTGTACCTGTACCAGTAATTGCCATAAACTCGCCTCCTTACGTTACATCGTATACCGGGAATCCCTTTAGTGTTAATGCTGCAGCATCAATGATTTCTGCATCAGTAACCGGTATGAGATTAACCATAGTATAACTTGCATATGTACTTTCGTCTATCTTATCACTATTGATAATACCAGTTGAACCAGTACCGATAATTGTTGTAGCGGTACCAGATGTTACTGTGCCCTCATAAGCTGGCATATCGTAGTTGATGACAGAGTCAACAAATGCCACGCTAGAAGAAGAAATACCAGGATATGACGTGATCTCGTCCAGAGATATATTGACGATACCACCCTGGATTCGGCTAACTTCCCCAACGATCTGCTGAACATTGTCAAATAGCACACAAGTTTCAGTGTTAACATTTGCAATATTTATTTTACAGTCAGTTTCTTCGAACTGATAAGGACCACTTTCGTCGCTAACCTGATACTCTCTGAATGTGACAATTGGCTCTTCGGCGTTGTAGTTCTCTATTTTGAACCAGAAACCACCACGTTCAAATGAGCATTCGTCGAGTAACGTTGCCGAGAAATTCTTGACATATGCTGACAAACTCTGATCAACAACTTTGATACCACTGAAGAGTCCTGTTGTACAGCGTTCCGAATATATGTTGTAAATTGCACCGTTTCGGAATATGTCGCCGTCCATTTCAAACAGCTTCTTATTATTAACGATATAGTTTGTTATGCTATGATCGTTCATGTCAAAGTCAATGAGCTTACCGTCAGCTGTATCAAAGCTGATTGTGCTGGACCAATTTGACCATCCGCCTGTGATATCATCAACAAGCTGCACGTAATATGTTCCATCATCGCTCTTGTTTCGACACGCTTCAAACGCCTCAACTATAGTTTCTATTGAAGAAACCAGATACGGATCGGCGTGCGTGCCAGTACCTGAAAGTGCCATTTAATCAACTCCTTCGAGAAACGTTAATTACGTTGAAACCTATTCGCTGTAAGTACAACGGGCTTCTGTAATTCACGTCGTTTACTATTGTTATTCCATTTTGAGTAGCTATATAACATCCTGAATCATTCATGTTAAGAGCTATTGTTAATTCGTCGCTAGTGTCTACCTCATACGCATATCCACCGTACCCCTTGTGGTCTATGTCGTTATCTCCGTAAAGATAGAATGCACAGTTGCTTATTGAGCCATTCACAAGTGTATATGGACACGAAGTATAAGCGTAAGTTAGATTCTCACAATTGATCTTACCAGCTATCATGCAGCGTTTGAGCATCAGATCATCGTCGCCAGGGTTTGAATACCCGAAACTAATGAGTGGCCCGTCATACACTGTACCGTTAAACTCGAATAAACAGTCAATGAACGGATAATCATCACCAGGATTGTATGAGGTGATAAGGTTATCCATACAGCCTTCATTGTGAATCTTGAAGTGAGACTGTTCTGCTCTAGCTCTTGAGATTAATCCACGCTGAGGATCGCTCTTATCGAGTAGGTACATGTTGTCTGCGTAAATATCAATAATCAATCGCTTGAATGTGCACGAATTAAACACATACATAAGGCCGTCGCCACGGACGTCAAGAAACTGTCCGCAGCCGCCTTTAGTTACGATTTGCCCGGTATTGTCGATTACCTCAAGAGAATTGCTGTATATATCGCAGTTTCTGATGAGGTAACCACCAACCGGGACTTTTGGAGAAATTATGCTATGGTCATTCATATTTAAGTGACCGTTGGCAAAATCTGTTGGTTTCCAGTAGTATCCGTCAGTATTCATGTTTATGTCTGCCATAAGCTTGTAATATGGCGGATCAAGGTCCATAGACCTGTCTGGATTAATCATCACCCACTCCTCATAACCGTGTATAAGGAATGGATCTAATTCTGTTCCTGATCCCTGAAGACCAGTCTGTCTATAAGGCATTACTTACCACCCTCTACTCTGGTTATTGTGAGTGATACTGAAACAGTCAGCGCTACGTGATTTATTGGGAATGTAACCTTGACATTTGCCCAATAGCCAGTTCCACTAGGCTCACGTACATATACATCACCAGGATATACCTGAAGCTGTCTAAGTTTTCTGATAATTTCAGTTTCGTATTTAGGAATGACAGTGCTCCAGTTTGCTGTGTAGCCTGTCTGAGTACCATAGTAAGACACTGGATCTTTTCGTCCAATGTATTTAACCATATTGTTTTCCAGATTCGCTGATTCGCTTACGTCAACGTTGAACGGTAATCTAACCATGTTACCAACGTAGTCAGTTGAATCTGGAGTTGCTGTTGATAATACGTCACCGATATAGTCATCCCACTGAAGAATGATATCGTAGATGCCAATATCATATGTGGGCGTATCGAAGAACTGTATACCACCAGTTACTGTATCAATCGCTACGATTCTGTACTCGGCGTATCGAAGATTTGGATGCGGATCAGTTACGAATACCGCTCTAGAATTTGGTATGTTTTCTTCGATCTGAACCAGAGTACCATCCTGATTCTTACGATATACAGATAGTATAGTGTTCGGAGCTGGTACATCTTCATCATTTTGACGAATTGTAGCCAGCGGATTGAGCGCCAGTGACGCAGTGTTCATGTTCTTGTTGAATGAACAAGTGATATTCATGTTGGTCACTGGGAAGTCAACCACAAATAGAGCTGAAGCCTCAGCAATAGCACCAGTGTTAACAGATGCCGTAACCTGAAGCTCGTATATACAGCCGTCTCGAAGAAGTACTTCAGAGGCACCTATATATTTCTCTAACGAACCAACACTCTTAACATCGTAGAATGTGTAGATAACGTCACCACGATTGTGATTAACTGGTCTACCCTGCTGATCTGTGTCTTTGAATGTAGTGGCCGTTACGATACGTACAGTGTACGATGTTATTGACTGTGAACCTATAAGCGTTGGTACAGCCAAGAAGTGTAACGGATAAGACGCTACAACAGGTACAGACTGTTCGCCACCTTCTGTGGTTATTGTCTCATACTCTGATACTGGTATGTCTGGGAACGTCAAGTGCAATACTGGTTTATTGTATACCCAGAATGTATTACGTTCCGACCATGGTGATGCTTCAGCTGAAGCTGTTCCTGGTTCTGCGTCTTCAAATGTACGAGCGTTCCATCTGATCTCACATTCTTCCGTTATTTCACTAAGCGGGAAAGCAACTGAGAAAGTGTTTGCTGTCGAACCGCCTGATGACTGCGGTGGATCGATATATCCATCGGCTGGGAAGAACTGAGGCGGACCATTGTTAACATGGTATTCAATCTTCGCGCCTGTAGGTTTAGAACCTGTTGGAGAATTGTGCATGATGCAAAGCGTTATCGCTGGGTCACCTATGTTTCCAAATGACGCAGCTGACCATGTTATTGGAGCTCTTAATGGGTCGCCAAATGTAAATTCGTACGCATCAGACCATCCTGAATACATTGCATCTGTCTGATCTGACATGGCACGAACACGATAATACATTCGACCCTGCTCAGAAGCGGGCAGGGTGTGATCAAATGTACTATTTCGATTTGTGAATTCTTCAGCTATAGGCGGGTCAAGAAGTAACGCCTGAGCTCTTGCTTCCTGATCTTCAATAAGATCCGGGTTAGCTATTTCCCAAGCGTCCATTCTTTCAAATGCTTTTTCGCGAGCCGCTACCTGTATCTGGAACTGGTATACATGACTCGTCTCGCTGATTTTGAAGTAAACATTGTTTTTACCATTCTTGAGTAAGTAATCAATCTTAGGAGCATTAGGAACGCCATGAATGACCTCGCTAAGTGGACTCCACTGACCATATACTACCGACGGTTCTCGTTCTGGGTGGTCACTCTGACCGTTAGAACCCCAATAACGACATCTGAAGCGATAACCATATTCAGACCCGATCGTCGCTACGTAACGACAAGTGTTATAGTCCGATACAGTCGCTTCAAATGTTCCTGCTATTGGTTCGCCGTCCTCATTGTCATTATTGACCTTGAGAATCTGGAATTCAACTTTGTTTACGTTTTTGTTGTTGCCCTCGTCACGAATGTCCGTGAGCTCAAGAATCACCTGATTGCCAAGTGATCTATCACGAGTTATCGTAGGTACTGGGGCGGTGTCAGGAATGCGAGCATCACCCCAATACTGTAATCCGGTTGTACACTGGACATACGATACACCCCAATGAGAGTCCTGATATCCGCCGGCATCGTAAGTCTTAGCATAAGCTCTCGCTTTGAACTCTACGTCCAATGCGTTGTCTGGGAATGTCCAGAGAAAGCTATATTTAGTTTCATAAGGCACTAACTGATTGAACGTTGTTGCTGGTTCTTCACGCATGTATCTGCGTACACCAGTAGCGTCAATGAAACCATATTTGGTCCAGACTTCAATTTTCTCAGTATAGTCAGCTTCTGAACCAGCAAGTCCTGGCCAATCAACCTCAACAAAGATTTCTTTGTGTTCTTCGCTGGCCCATCTAGCTTCTATACTGAGGGTATAATCGGAGTATGCCATTTTATCACTCCTTTAAAAGTTTCCTGAATTTATTTTGGCTATAAAGCTTTCTACCTCAGAATCAACGTCGAGATTTGTTGACATTGCTGAAGTATCAATCTCTGGCATTTTGAGGCTTGACATGTCTAAGCTTCCCATCTTTGATGTTATCTCAGATGAGAGCTTGTCCATGATGCCGCCAGAAGCACCAGATAGTTTAGATCCGATGTCAATATTGCCGAGGCTTGATGTTATCTTTGAGCCAATACCGCTAAAGCTTCCCATGTCAGGTAGCTTGATATTGAAATTAAGTGATCCCATTATGTCCTCCTTGCTATATTAGCTGCATAAATAAGCTGCTGAACAGCACTGCTAACCGCAGAGCCATCGTCGTATGTGATGCCGTTTACGTTGTATGTATCGCCACCAGTAGATGATATTGCAGAACCGAGCTGGTCAATTGCTGATATCACATCGTCTGTCGTTGACTGTCTCATCACTGTAGGAACTTCCATTGCTACGGATCCGAGATTGTAGTTCATAAGATCGTTGAGTGAAGCAAATCCATTGTGGACCTCGTCAAGATTGAGCACTGGTGTAATCACAGGGTTTAACTCAGCGTCATCAAATGAGGCTAATGTCTGAGCCATGAGAGTACCGAGAGTATCTGATGTCTCGTTAGCAAGGTATTTTGACGCATCAGTAACCTGAGACGTTGATCTGTAGATACCCAATGCAATACCTTCGCACACAGCTTCACCTGATGGAATCATTACCTTTGACGGTGAATTGATCTGAAGTGTTGAGTTTACACCATCCTTAACACCTGTCGCTAGTTTCCTAGCAGCTTCTACCGCATCGTTGTATTTTGACATCATACCGTTGATGAAACCGTTAACTACATCAATACCGCTTTGTCTTGAGCCAGCTGAAAGGTTGTAGATTTCATACGCCACAGCATTTGCAATGGACGCCATAGTTTTCACCGCATCGTTACGTTTATTCTCTAAACCGTCGATGAGTTTTTCTATAATGTGACGACCCTCAAATGTAAACTGGTAATTCGAATACTTGAAACCGTTAGTCATCTGAGTAACAATACTATTTACTGCTGTTGATATTCCGCTCATGTCGCCGGTAAGCGCAGTCTCAAGATTTGTGATAGATGTACTACCAAGAGAACTGATAGCATTTGCCACATTCACGACATTATCGGTTGTTTCCTTAGAAACTGATCCCATTGAAGTAACTACTTCATTGAGCGATGTTGTTGTGTTCTTGATATCGTCTAACTTTACGTCCTTAGCAGCTGAGTACCAAGTTCCAAGCTGTCTGAATACCATTGTCGCATTTGCCATGATACTATTATCGAGGAAATATCTATTTGATGTTTCAAACTTCTCCCAATCGTCAGCTGATGGCATACCCTTAACAAGATTTGAGATCTCGCCAAGAGCTTTTGCTGCCATATTGTAGTCCTGACCATGTTCGTTTACAGCCTTAGCGAAATCGTTAACACCCTCGAGCATACCATTTTGAATCTTTGCAATTGCATCTTTACCAACCGCTCCGAACTTGTACGCTCTTGTTGTGAAGTAACCGGTTACAACCTTTATAAAGTTTTCTGCTGAAGACGCAGCATCTGGATAGCTGTTCTTGTTAAACGCATTGACAAATGCATTTATGCCTTCTTCGGAAACACTTGTCATTGCATCTGGGAACTTCTTGATAGCATCAAAGTCTATATCGGCAGTCTTAACAAGAACACCAATAAGCTTGTCAATGTTGTTAGCAGCCTTGTCTATTTCTGTAGTGTTAACCTGAACCATCTCTGTTGTCCAAGCTGTAATTGCCTTGAAGTATTCAGTAATGGTTGCAGTTAAACTGTTATCTTTCATGTACTTCCAACGCTTGTTGAAAGATTTCATGTTGCCTTCTGTCGGCATATGCTGCATTACAGCTTCAATTGCTTCAGTTGCTCCGGCAGCCTGTTTGATACGTTCAGCCTGAGCCTCAGTACCAATAGCTTCGTGGAACTTAGCTAAACCTTCACCGAAGTAACCTAAGCCTTCACTGAATGACTGCATATTTGTTGTGCCGACAGATAAGAGATTCTGTATCCAACCGTTTTCCTTAGGCACATACTTTTCGATTGCTGGACCAAGCCATTCAAGGCACTGTGCAATCTGTTTGTACTGAGCTGGTTTAAACGACTGGTTTGCAATCTTTGTGTTGAACTGTGCCATACCATCGCCGAATCCAGGAAGTGTGTATCCGAATGCATCGAGGTCGTTTCCACCAACCCAATATTCGAGTACGCCACCCATATTAGCTACCTGCTTGCCCATACCGATAAGCTTTGTTGCACAGTCAACGAAAGGATCAATGTCAATAGACGCCCAGTCTACTGCCTTGACACCTTTATATTCTCGATCGTGTATCGTACCGCCGTTCCACATCACATCCATAGTAGATGCGAACGCGAGCATGTCACTACCGAACTGAGCGATGTCTTTTTCACCAAACAGTTTCTGCTTGAGACCCTGCGTACCATAAAGCTTCTTCTGAAGTTCTATAAGTGGTATGCAGGCTTCAGAGAACTGTTCGATGTCTGATAACGTGATTCCAGATTCAATGAGTTTACGCACATCTCCACTGAAATCAACGATACAAGCTGAGAGAGCCTTAAGGTCTGTACCAAACTGGTTGAAGTCCTTAACGCCTTTGAATTTATCACCCCAACCACCTGTTGTAGGCAGTTCATCGTTGAGTACTGAGTAGATTTCGATGCACTTCTTAGCACAGTCTATCGCTGTTTCGCTGATGTTGCCTTCTACAAGTGCCGCAGAGAACTTGTTACAGCATTCTGCAAACTTGAGAAGATCCTCCGTGATAGCTGCATCCCAGTTCTTGTGGAATGTATCCATCCATTCGAGCTTGTCAACAACCTTTGAGAGTTCTCCCATCAGATCTACAACAGTCTTAGCCGCAGCTACATGTGCCGGGTTAAGACCCATTATAGCCATGCCGAACATCATAAGTGCACTGCCAAGTTTGGTTATACCCACAGCGAATGAATCAATGATCGATTCGAGATGAGATTTAACCCACTTGTCAAATACAACTATCGCACCGTCTATGACACCAGCAATGACAGCAAATATACCAGCGCCTGCTAAACCGGCAATTCCAAGTGTTCCTAGAGCGCCTATAAGCAATGCACATACGCCAATGGCGATTATTACAGCGCCAAGACCAGCACATTTTGACAGTATACCGTTTGGATCTAACTTGTCAAGTTCTGGGAGTATATACTTTGATATTGCCCATGCCGCTACACCGGCGATGATGATTGCTGAACCCTCACCGATTATAGCCTGCGTTGTCATGAAACCTGGCGGACAATATCCAAGGAGATACATGAGCGCAGTAGCAATTGCTGCTATGCCGCCAATTATCGTTATAAGACCGACAACCTTTGTGAATAAGCTGTCAGGACTCTTCACCTTGTCAAGCGCAGGTAACACAAGGAACGCGATAGCCGCTGTTACACCCACAATTACAGCTAAGGATTTGATGAGGTTTCCAATATACAATGATGTTGGATTTATTGTCTGTGCCGCCCACGTTAAGCCAACAGCCAGCAAGCACATCACGGATACCGTCATGAGTATGCCAGCTACCTTATTGAACAGCTCTACTGATGGATTGAACTTAATTGCATCTATACCGAGAAGTAATCCCGCAACGATAATCATGAAGCCGATTATTCCACCCATCATTTTAGCAAGTGTTGTTAAATCTGATGTGGTTAATGTAACACTTGTCACGTGCTTGTTAATAAGCGCCGCAATCATTGCAATTGCTGCTGTCGTTAATGCAACGAGTGTTAACTTACCGAATAAGCTAGCACCATTGCTCATGTCTATCGGGATCTTCGAGATAGCGAGCACGGCAAGTGATACAAGTACAAAGAGCACCGTTATACCGGCCATAAGACCGCCTATCTTAGCCATTTCCTTGAAGTCCGCACCCATATTAGCCACCTTAGCTATTATTGCTGCGACACCTGCCGCGAACAGCACAAGCACCGCTGCAAATCCTAATGACGGTAACATTCTTCGTAAATCGTATTCTGAGATACCAAGTTTACCGCCGAATGCTGAGGTGAGAATCGCTACGCCAGCAAGTAACAGTACGCAACCGCCCATGAGAGCAGCCACTCTGCCTACGTCACTGAGCTTGAATGTATACTGGGTTGATTTAGCCACTAAGAACATCATCAAAGCTGCAGCGGATATGATAGCCGCAACAGTACCAAAGATATGTGCTATTTCCTTAGCGTCACCCTTAGCCGCTGATGTAGCCAAAGCCAATACCAAACCTAATACACCGAATATTGCGATCATGCCCGACATTATTGCAATGATTGGTCCTAGTTTAGCAGTTCTTGTAAGTCTACTGAGATACAACATACCGCCAATTAAACCAGCCATTGTGAATAGCATAAGTGAAGCCACTGCGGCTTTCTCAGGTTTCATGAGAGATAACGCGCCGAACAAACCAACCATAAGTGCGAGACAAGCTGTCATAGCAAGTACGGATTTAGTTACGTCCTTAGACACTGCCGTTGACAGGGTCATAAGCATCATCATGAACATGAGGTCCTGAATTGTGCTCTTTGCTCGTTTAATGTTCTCGTCTTTCATAAGGCCAATTATAGCCATCATGCCGACGAGTACAGCGATTGAGCCGGTCATTGCGAGTAACGCTATACCAGCCTGTTTAGCATGCTTGCCAGCGAAATGTGTCGCCATAACGAATAAACCGAGCATAACAATAATACCGTTAAAGACTTCTGACGCCCTCTCGATCTCTTCGATCTTGAGTAGGTTGATTTCTTTAAATATCAATGGAATTAGCGCCATGGATATTAATAAACCGCCCAATGATATTGCTGCAACTATTGTAGCTTTACCAGCTATTCTAGATATTGTTAATATCAATGCCATAATCAGTAATGAAGCGCCGAGAACGTCTGCTGCGCCCTTGAGTTCTTCATTTGTAACGGTGTTAGCCAGTTTAAACAATCCGACAAGAGCACCCATAGCCACAACACATCCGATCATGGCTGTGCCGAAGCCTATCGCCAGACCTTTCTGTGACTTAGCTATGGTTGCGATGAGTATAGTCATGATAAACGATGCTGCGGTGATGAATGCAATGCCCTTACCAATGTCTGAGTTTCGGACATCCGCAGCTATTTTGACGGCTTTGACCATAAGAACCATTGCTGCAGCCACACCGACAAGCGCTACACCGAGACCGAAGCCATGCACAGGGTTCTTACCGAAGATTGACATCACAGCTTCTACAGCTGCTAATGTGATTATGAGTTTAGACAGGTCAGCGAATATTAGGATCATTGCTGCTATTGAATTCTTCAGTTTATCGGTGTCTATCTTCGCAACTTTGTCCAATGCCAACGCTATACCCAAGAATGCCGCAGCTAATCCTATACCGAGACTAGTCATTGAGTTTCCTGACTTCTGGGTAACGTTCATCTTGTCAACCTTAGCAAGGGTAACCGCCATCACAGTAAGAGCAACACCTATTGCAAGGATTGTGCTTGTTGCGCCCTTTAATTTGTCAGATGGAAGCGATGCCAACTTAACAATTGAGATGGACAAAAGCGTTAAAGCGCCAGCCAAAATTAAAAGGTTACGTATAGCGCTAGAACGACGAATCTGATTGATATGTTTCTCAAGCGCATCAAATGTATCGCCAATTGAGTCGAACATTCTGCCCATAGCACCGAGTGGTTTAGTAAGGTTGTAGAACATTTTACCAAACTGTGCAGCCAATGTTATTGATGCGGCGGCAGAAATAAGCGAACCAAGATCCACGTTTTTAAGCCAATCGCCGACTGTCTTGAATACTGCAATAATCTTGTCAATTATTGTCTTTGCCATATCACTGATGTTTGACTTGCCAATTTTAGCCTTGAAATCGTCGAACATCTTCGAAAGATCGAAGCTCTTGAACATTTCGGTGAAGTTTAGCTTTTGTATCATCTCGGCAATCTTTAATCGGCCTTTACCGACAAAGTCACCACGGAAGAAGTCGCCTATAGCACTGCCAATCTCTTTGAGACTAGGAGCACTCTTCGCCAATTCTTTGATCTTTCCAGTAGCTTTAGAGAATACATTATCGCCGCTCTTGAGATAGTCTATGAACTCTCCGAATCTCTTTCCAGCGAATTCTATGATCGGTCCTATTGCCGCCATCGCAGCTGCAACAAGATCATTATTCTTCACAAAGTCTCTTAACGATCCTGTACCATCAGCTATGATTTCGAACAAACCGCTGAAGTCCAGTCCCATTGCATTTATGAATGTCGATAGTATGTTGAACGCTAATCGTAGGCCTGTGCTCAATAAGAATCTAACAGTATCAAGAACATTGAATACTGCCGTAGCAGCAAATCTCAGAGCGTTCATCTGCTTCTCTGACAATATCATTTGTCTTGTGACTCGTTCCCAAGCTTCAAGGAATGTGTATACCTGTCCAGCAGTAATCGGTGAGAACACTGCTCTGAAACCTTCAGCCACTGGCTTTGTTACAGATAGCATAGCTTCAAATAAGTTCTTAAAGCCCTGAAGAAGAAGCTCTCTACCGGTCATTGTCTTACCTAGCATATTCAGGTATTCTTCAAGCTCGCCATTACGCTTTCTAGCAGAGTTGTAAAGCTCTCTATTAGCGTCTATTTCGTCCTGAGTCAAACCTATTGAACGGAGCTGTTCATCAGTGAGTTCCTCAAGAGTTAAACGATGTCCGTCTATTGTCTGGTTAACAAGATCCTGAACAATAGCATAATCGTATCCGGCATCAGCCAGAAGTTCGTATCGTTCCGGTGCATTCTTATAATCGCCACGCCATACATCGTCAACTACTTCCTGTAAAGCCTTCCAACGATCTGTATTTGTAAGTGTTGTGTCTGCAAGTTCAGCGTTTGCCTTTGTAAGGTTGATGATTGCCTGTCTTGCATATTCTGTATCAACACCAGAAGAGAATATACCCTCTACGTCGCCGAATTCTTCTATAAGTTTGTCGAAACCTAGACCGTCGGCGTCCATTATGCTCTTAAGTTCATCCTCAAATGCCTTTGTTGATACACCGAATTTGTTGATATAATCGAGGAGTGAACCCCATTTTGACGTGTCACCAAGTGCAGCTGATAACAAATCGTTACGTGCATTTGCGATACGGTCCAAGAACGGAGAAACCACGTCGTTGATTGATGTGAAGAGCTCTTTCGCCTGATCGAAGTCACCAACGATGATTTCCCATGTTTTTGCCCAGCCAGACTGGGCTGTTTCTTTTAATGTATCCCACAGCTGAGTAAATGTTTTTACCTTTGTAGCTGCGTCTTCCATCATTTCAGCCTGTTCACGTAAAGCGTCAGCCTGTTCCTGTGTGTACTGGCCTGATTCAATCATAGCCTGAGCATACTGGGCTGCACCTTCTTTTGTAAACTTGCTAAGTGTTGTATTAAGAACGTCAGCGGTTAACCAACCGTCCTTAAGCGACTCTCTGAATGAACCGTTAGCCTCTATGATAGAGTCCACGTCTTCACCGTATTCTCGTGCTGTTTCTTTTAATGCCTCCTGGAACAGCTCACCACCCATACCGGCGTTAACAACTGAGTTCCAGTCCATGAGTTTAACAGTACCAGAAGCAAGAGCCTGAGAT